TCCAAAATAAAAAAAAAAAAAAAAAATTCCCTCTGAATCGGGACAACTACCCATATCCATACCCCCTATACTGCTCCCGGCGACGATATCGGCGTCCACCCGGACACCCGGACCGGGTAGGTACGCCCTCTTGTATCGAGGGCGGCTCTCAATAGGTGACCGACGCGCATTACCAGAGCAGGTTTGCATATGCCATTTGCGCTACTCGGATTGCTTCCTCGCGGTTCTGGGAAATAGCCGCAATATAGAGTTCGTTTTCTGGCCCTCTGTATTCCATACTTATGACTCCCGGAAGCCGCTCGATTTGCCACAAAAGGTGGTTGATTGGTGTGCTAGCTTGCTGTACGGAAAACATGGCGGCGTGCAAGTCTTTTTCGGACCACACTTGTGTTCCAATGGCATTTTCGCATATGGCCACAAAATGCTTCTCTAGCACATTTGACGTTGGTTTTTTGATCACTTTATTCCTCCCAGTTTTTTGGTAAAGCGGCGAACCAAGACTCATCTTCATAAAAAACGGACACTTTCGCTTGTTTCCCATTGAGTTTTATCGTTCCGGTCCACTCATTTTCATCGGATGGGTATTCGAGAATTTCCATTTTCTCACCTAAAATCGATGACATACTGTCTAAAGCCATGCATTCTTCGTCTTCACCAACCCCTGTCCAAATCCAAGGGTCGCTTTCGTCTTCGCTTTTAATCACAATGTTGCTCATTTTCGTTTCCTCGTCGTAGTTGCTGTTTCGGCCTTTTGGCCTCGTCAGTCCGGGTAAAGCACTCGGAGACAGCGAAAGCCTTCCTTGGCTTTCTTTCTGCTTTATTCGGCTGCCGGAATTTTTGCAGATTCGATTTGCTCTTCGGTGATTTCGCCGCGTTTTAGTGCGCCTCGGATCCGGTTGCCTGCGTTCATTTTGCGCTGGCCTTCGTTGAGGTGCTCGTATTTCGCCCTCAGGATTCCGGCATCGACCCCGATCAATTTTTCTGCAAGGTCGATTGCTTGGAATCCGGTCAGCCCGGTTAACTTAATGCTGGTCACGTCGCCGCATCTGAGGCTTTTGCGCCCTGTGGCTGTTGTGCTGATTTCGTACCCGGCTCGGTATTTCCTCAAGATTTCAGCCATGTTCTTGCCACTCTTTATCAGGAGTGCTGCGATCTCAGCCAGCCAGAGCAGGTCTTCGTTGCTTAGCTTCCCGATTTTTGCGCCGGGCCAAGTCTTTTTCAGATTTTCGATCAGCTCTTTGCGTTCTGTTTTTGCGTTGCTCATTTTCGTTCTCCTGCGGCTTTGCCGCGTCGTGTGTTTGTCGTGTCGGGAAGCTGGCTGCCTCTCGATGGTTCCCATTGTACCATGGGGCGGAAGGTGTGTCAATCCCCGGCGAATTCCGAGCCGACGAACGGTATTGCAAAGCCCGATGAGAGCCAAGTGAGGAAAAGCGCGCAGGGTCAGGCGGGCGCAGATGCGCGAAAGCCCGGCATGCGTGATTGCCTTTCGTGTGCGGGCGTGTGGTTTTTGCTGCGCGGGCGCGAATGTGCGCGCGGGAACATTTTGCGACCCCCTACCCTTTTGCTAACCCTATACCCCCGGAAGCGAAGCTTGGGCAGACGATTTTGAGCGTTTCCTGTTTTCGACACCCGCTTCGACATTTGCCTATCAATATCACTCGCGCGCGTACACGTAAAAAAGGTCACATACCGTTCGTCGCCTCCTGTGCATTCCGACTTGACACGGGCCGTCTGGTGTGTTATAATCATGTGAAGAGGTGGCGAGAATGGAACCAATAACAAATCATATCGCCTTTTCTGATGGGTTGCTCTTACATAGAGAGCATGAACTTGATAGAAGATTACTAGAGAGTCCAGAGTGTCAAGCACAGGCAATACACAGGCAATTAGTGAAAATGTCGATAGTCCGACGTTTGCCCCTGTCTGTGTTACCGACGATGACATCGAAATCCAGAAAGGAAAGGATTGGCCGGGCGTTGAGCCGTCCCATAAAGCATTCGCCTATGAATACGTCTCAAACGGATACAATCATTCCGATGCAGCAGAGAAAGTAGGATTGCCAAGATCAAGTGGTCTTCGAATAAGGCGTCTTCCTCTTGTTACAGCATTTATCGCTTGGATTCAAGAAGCGAAATTCCAAACTACTATTATCACTAAGGAATTCATTGAGTGTAAACTTGACGATCTTTACGATATGGCAATCGGTGAGGTAGACGTTCCCTGTGTAACAGGATCAGGGGAAACTTTCTCTGCCCCCAAATTTCAGGGCGGATTGGCTCTTCAGATACTTCAAGAACGCTCAAAAATGAACGGGATCACTAAACAAGAAGAAAAGGATAATTCCGGCGTTACTGTGGTCATAAGTATGGAAAACGCAATCGGTGCTCCGGTGACTATTGAGGGCAAATGTTCCGATGCCTGAGATAGCCATACCGCACAATTGGACAGCGAGACCGCATCAATCAAATTTTATGCGCGCAATGCTCGTAGACGAAATGAAGCGTGCTCTCTGTGTTTGGCACAGGCGCGCAGGAAAAGATTCAGCCTCCCTTAATTTCACGGCAATTGAAACACAGCGAAACCCAGCTACATATTGGCACATGTTGCCCACAGCAATTCAAGCCCGTCATGTTGTTTGGGATGCAATAGACCCGCGCACTGGGGTAAGGATTATCGATCAAGCCTTCCCAAAGGAAATTCGCGCCGGAATCAACAACACAGAAATGAAAATCGAATTCAAAAACGGTGCTATTTGGCACTGTGTCGGAAGTGATAACTACGATCGATTGGTAGGGGCAAACCCGCGAGGGGTAGTGTTCTCTGAGTATTCCTTGTCTGACCCACGGGCATGGGATTACATTCGCCCCATCCTTCTTGAAAATGATGGATGGGCGCTTTTTATTTACACATTTCGCGGCAAAAATCATGGATATGACTTGAGCGAAATGGCCAAGAAGAATCCAAAGTGGTTCTGTGAAATACTTGATATCGAGCATACATTCCGCGATCAGGAATGTACTCAGCCAATAATCACAAAGGAAATGTATCAGGAAGAAATCGATTCTGGCATGGACCCGCAATTGGCGTTGCAGGAGTATTATTGTAGCGCAGATGCTGGTCTTTTTGGGGCATACTACACCGAGCAGTTAAAGCTCGCAAAAATAGGAGATTATCCATGGAATCCTTCGAAACCCGTCCATACATTCTGGGATATTGGACTCCACGACGATACAGCAATTTGGTTCGGCCAGGAGTCAGAGAGCAATTCGGATCTTATCAATATCATCGATTATGAAGCAGGCCCAAATATCGATTTCATAAAGTGGATTGGTCGGTTGAAAAATAAGCCCTATACCTATGGTGTGCATTCTATGCCACACGATTTCAAGAAGCGTGACTGGAAGGATGGAAAATCTGCCCAGTCTGTGGCCGATAAATTCAATTTCGAAATCGAACTTACTCCGAATATACCCGTCAAACAAGGAATAGATGCGGTTAAAGCATTCCTGCCTCGATGCCGGTTCGACAACAATCCTGACGTAATGCGCGGGTGGGACTCTTTGTCTAATTACCGAAGGGAATACAATGATAAGCTGAAGATATTTCTTGATCGCCCGGCCCACGATTGGACTTCACACGGGGCTGATGGGTTCAGGTACATGTCAATAGCATGGCCAGAGAATTATGTGGCCTCCACCTTCGATTATACAGTGGAAACTGCTATAGGCGGACACGTGAACAGCCTAAACAGCCAATCAGCTATGCAAAGAATGATGGCGCAAATGGGACCGGTACAATGACGCCATTTCAAATAAAAAATAAGTACGTCACATTAAAAGCGGACAGATCTGCGCTCGAATCCTTATGGGATCTGATCGAGCAGTTTGTTATGCCATTTCGTGGCGAATTCTTTTCGTCATCAAACGGCGAACAATCCGTTGATTGGAGAAAACGCAAGCTTTATGATTCTACTGCAGTGATGGCTGCCCAGAATCTCGCAGCTGCTATTCAGTCTAATTTAATCAACCCATCTACCCGATGGTTCGATTTAAAATTCAGATCAAACGATCTTATGTCGAATGATGAAGCAAGGGAATGGCTTGAAGAGTGCGCCTCGATTATCTATTACACCCTTAACGAGTCAAACTTTAACAGGGAAGCTTCTGAATCCATACTTGATATGGTGGGATTCGGTACTACTGTAATCAACGAAGAAACAAAAGAGCTGGATAATGGCGGATTGCGATTGGATTTTTCGTCTATGCCAATATCAGAAGTGGTTTTTGAAGAAGATTCCGATGGTGGCCTTGTTGCAGTGTATCGCGAGCTTAACTGGACTGCCCTGCAGATAATTGACAAATGGGGCGATGATAACCCTCTGATCCCGCAAAAAGTTAGAGACAAACTGGGAACGGATGACGAAGGGAAGGACAAATTTAAGATAATTTTCTGTATTCATAAGCGCGATACTGATGCAGATTTGACTAAGAAGGTTTTGGCTGCAAAACTCCGTCCGTATGCTTCTCGGTACATATTCTTCGATGACCCGGCAGACTTGGCGGAAGAGGGTGGGTATTATGAAATGCCATCATTCATTCCCCGCTGGAGGAAGACATCTGGGTCAAAATGGGGGCATAGCCCGTCTGCTGTTGCTCTTGCCGACATCCTCACTGTTAATGAGTTGGTGGAAGTTGTTCTTGAGAATGCTGCTAAGGCAGTAGACCCTGCCACATTCGTGACTAAAAAGGGACTTTTATCGACGTTGAAGCTTGGCCGAGGCGGTCTTACTGTAGTACGTAGCAAGGATGATATTTGGGAATACAATACATCAGCCAGATTTGATGTCGGTGCTTTGGAAATCAAGCGGCTACAAGATCAAATCAACAAAGCATTTTATGTAGACCAGTTGGATTTAAAAGATTCTCCCGCAATGACCGCTACGGAAGCACAAATCAGGTATGAATTGATCCAACGTCTTGTTGGCCCAACGTTGAGTAGATTCCAAACTGATTGGTTGAACCCCTGTATATCCCGAACTTTTGGAATTTTGTACCGATCTGATATGCTGCCTGAACCGCCGCAAGTCGTAAAGGACGCTCAGGCCCAATTTGATATCGAGTATACCGGCCCAATGGCCCGAAGCCATAAACGTGAAATAGCGATATCAATCCAGAATTGGCTGCAAACGTTATCGGAAGTATCCGGTGTGCTGCCTGAAGTAATTGATGTTCCTGACCCGGATAAGGTGGCTACTAAACTTGGTATTCTTGGGGGTGTTCCGGCTGATATCATGAGAAGTGATACGGAAATATCGGAAATTAGAGACGAAAGAAGAAAAGCACAGGACGCTCAAGCACAAGCTGAAATGGATAAGATGAAGTCAGAAGCGGCTATGAACAATGCAAACGCAGATAAGGTGTCAAATGGACAATAGCAACAAATTTGATGCCGAGGATATCGTTGAAAACGAAGAAAGGATCAACGAAGCTTATTCTCGACTGTTTGCTACTATGCATGGCCAGATCGTAATGAAAGATTTGATGGAAAATTTTTATCGCAGATCGTCTATTTGCCCAGGCGATCCTTATCAAACCCACGCAAACGAAGGCGCGCGTGAAGTAATACTTTACATAGAGGAAAAATTAAATGCCAATAAATGAGATTAGTTGGAACGAGGAAGCAGAGGGTTCATCTTCTCTGTTGGAATCGCCAGCCCTCGCGGATTTTAAAGACGTGAATGGTTTGGCTAAAGCCTTTTTGGACACAAAGTCCTTGGTAGGCCAAAGTTTGCGCGTACCCTCTAAGGAAGCTGGCGAGGAAGACATCAAAAAATTTCACGAACAGCTGATGGAAAAAGTTCCAGGGCTTATTCCTGCCCCGGACATTACGGATGATGAACAGGTAGCCATGCTTATGAAAAAGCTTGGTATGCCTGAAGACATCGACGGTTATGAAGTTCCTGAAATTGATGGAATTGATTTGCCCGATGATCGAATAAAGTTCATGAAAGAAGTAGCCATGAACTCGAACTTGACTAAAAATCAGTTCAAGAAGTTGTCCGAGCTTATGTTGTCGGCGGATAAAGAATCCATTACCGAAGCACAAACTCGAATTCAGCAGGAAATTGAAGGATTGCGTAGCGAATGGGGCGCAGCTTTTGAGAGTAAATACAGTAAGGCTATCAAGATGGCAGAAGTAACCGGCGCTCCTAAAGAGCTGGTTCAACTTCTGGTAGAAAAGAAAGCTCCTGTTGAAACTGTCAAATGGCTGGATAGCCTTGTTGGCTCTCTTGGTTCGGAAGATTTCCAAATGGCGGTGCAAGATGCCGGTGATGGCGGAATCACTCCATCGGAGGCGCGGGAACGTGCAAATGAACTCCGTAACAAAATCCATAACATGTCCCCATCTGACCCGTCTTACAAGACGACGTTGGATAAAATTATGGCTATGGACAAGCTAGCAAGAGCCAGTTAACTGATTACTCTAAAAACTTTTACTTAACCTTAATATAGGAAAAAGAAATGCCAATTTCAATTTCAAATGAGTACATCGAAACGTTCCAAAATAACGTTATCCATCTGGCTCAGCAAAAGCAATCCAAGCTGCGTCAGTACATCATGGAAGTCAACAAGCAATCCGAAGCCCATAACTGGAATCGTCTGGATGCTTCTGTTGCCCGTGACAAGACCAGTCCCCGTATGGTTTCCCCTGCTGGCGGCAATGGGTCCGGTGCAGTAGGCTCGACCGACGGTCTTGATTGGACTGTGCGAAAGTCTCTTATTAAAACCATCGATACTGGTGAAGTGGTTGAGCGATCTGATATCGCGCAGACTCTCATTGATCCGAAGTCGAATGTGACTATGAATCTAGTCGCTAATATGAACCGGAAAATCGACGATATCATCATTTCTGCGGCAAATGATCCTTCCCGCGATGGCTCTGGCTCTTCTGTTGCACTCCCGGCAGCCCAGCAAATGGGGTCGGCCACCGATATCATCAGCATCGACACTCTGCTAGAAGCTCAGGAAATCTTCGCCGCTGCGGATGTCGATCCAGATGAAAACAAAGTGCTGGTCATCGGACCGAAGCAACAGCGTGTTCTCATGAGCCTGCTGCAGGTCCAATCGAGTGATTTTCAGAGTTCAAAGGCTCTGGCCACTGGTTTCTTGCCGAATTTCATGGGCTATGACATCATCGTGTCGAATCGTTTGGGCAACACAACTACTCCGCCTACTGCCGGTGAGATTTATTGCCTGGCTTTCACGAAACAGGCAATTGGTTTGCACGTGGCCCGCAACATGAGTCCGGTTGCTGCCGAACGTCCTGATATGTCCTTTGCGTGGCAATGTTACGTGGATATGGACTTGGGTGCGGTGCGCGTTGAAGATGAACATTTCGTTCAGATCCATCTGAAAGACGCTCTGGCGTAATTCGCGGTTAAACTATTGGTTTGTGACCGATATCGGTCACAAACCAAGAATTGAGGATATAGAATGGGTATCAGGTTTAGAGATTCAGCTGCAAATGCCATGTTGGCAGCTAGACGTGATGAAATCGACGTGGGGGCTGGTGCTTCTACTATTGTGATAAGAACGGGTGGAGTTCCTACCAATCTTACTGACGCAGAAAGTGGAACTTTACTGGTTTCGTTTGACTTAGCTGCTCCATCATTCGGTGCACCAGCTTCAAGGTCTATGGCTGCAACCCTGCCACTTTCCGCTACGGCTTCAGGTACTGGAACTGCTGGTCATTACCGAGTATTCGACGGTAACGGCGCTATTGTCGAAGACGGGGTTATCGGGGCCGATATGACCATTGACAACACATCCATTGCTAATGGTCAGACTGTTAATATTATATCGTGGACTAAATCATTCGCGTAGGCTAGGGGGCAGGCGTCATGTTTAAGGGTTTTTTTGGTAGATTGTTTGGTTCTTCTGAGGCTGGTAATACACTTATCGAGGGCGGAATAAACGCCATTGACAAGCTTGTTTATACGAGAGAAGAAGAAGCCGAAGATAAAGCCAAGGCAAAGACTGAACTTATGAGCGTGTATATGGCTTGGCTTACGTCTACCTCCGGGTCAAGATTGGCGCGTCGTCTTCTTGCTCTTATTGTTACGGGCATATGGGCAGCAGAACATGTGACTAGTGTAGTGTTAAGGGTTTTTTCTGTTTTTACGAATGATAGCGGGGCTTTAACTAGTGATAAGTTTATAGCCGCTGCAGATATGCTATCCACAGAAGCTATTGACAACACCCCCTTAGTGGGGGTCGTTTTGCTATTCTATTTTGGTGGCCCTGCTGCTGTTGAGGGAGTTAAGGGTTTGGTTATGAAGTGGACTGAAAAAAAGTAAAGTATGCATACAGAACAAGAGAAAGAAATTCATGCGATCAAAACACAACTTGATAGCCTTACAAAGGGAAATTGGTTCCAAAAAAACATGGGGGTCGTTGTTTTGATGATGATCCAGGTTATATCTGCGGTTGTGTTTGTTGTTACTATCGGAACTCAGGCCAATAGCAACTCGCTCAGCATTGCCGAGAATAAAGTAGCTATCGGTACTAAGGCCAGTTATAAGCTTTTGCAGCTTGAGTTGGGAAATCGAGATCAAAAAATTTTGAATCTCGAATCTAACGGTAAGAGTATCCAAGCGCAAAACGAAAAATTGTTCGAAAAGCTGGAAGAAAAAGTGGATAAGGGAAATTTACTACTGCAGCAGATCCTGCGGGAAATGCCCAGAGGTTCTAGAGACTAATTACGTAGAGGAAATTTGAATGCCTTCCATTTTAAACAACAGCACAGGAAAACAGTTACTATTTGCGGATCACGCTACTGATTTTGGTGCGTCCCCAGCTACAGCGGCAAACTCGTTGATTATCGGTACACCCATTGATGTGCAGATTGATTTGACCGGCGTTGTTGTTGATGCCGGGCGGGCTTCTGCGAAGTTTGATTTCGGTATTGATCGCCCGCCTTTATATCGGCTTGACGCCTGTATTGAGCATGCAGCAGCGCAATCAGACGGATTTTCTGTTGATTTTTGGTACGCAGGCTCGCCATCAAGTGTGGCTGGCACTGGCAATCCTGCGGGTTTGACCGGTGCTGATGAAGCCTTTACTTATACGCGCGGGAAAGATGGACAGTTGATCAGTATAGGTTCCCTGCAGTTGGTGGCATCTGCTATTAATATTGGATTCGTCGGATTCGTAAGGCCGACCCACCGATATGGAATGATAGTATTGCGCAATAAAGGATCTGGTGCAATGGGCAGTATAATGGATGAAACACACTTTACACTTACCCCTATTGAGTATGATCAGGGTGCGTAATGTATATTCCCGATTTAGCGCTTGAATATCCTGATTTGGAGGCGGGCATCTTGCCTCCAAATAATATTACGCTGAATAAAGATTCGCCGCTTTCTAGAGGTGTTTTGCGCGCATGGAACTTAAGACCTAATGTACATCGGCAAATAGTGGGGTACAAGGAGGATAGCGGGTCTTACGCAGAATCTGGAGTAGATTTTTTTAATGATTTCCAGAACGGCCACCCCTATTTCAATGGGGCTGAGCGGATAGAGCTTTGCGGCGCGCATGGGATAAGGGAAGACGCAAACAGGTCTCTGTTTACACTAGCGGTTACAATGTCTCCTAATGTGCTTGGTATTAAACAATATATGTTTGCTGGTTATTCTGGCTATATTGCATTGCTACTGAATACCAGTAATTTGATATTGTTTAATAAGGCAGGGTCTGCTGCTCTGGCAACAAGTAGCACAGTTGCAGAAGTTGGCAAGCTGTATCGAATTGTAATAGTGTACGATAGAGATAATCTTGTTAACGCCGACCGACATAAACTTTATGTTAACGGGGTGCTGGAAGACTCAAACAACGCCGCCGCTGCTTCATTTTCGTGGTACACAAACCCTTTCTGCCTTGGCTGCCGATCTCCTGGATATTATCATTTTAAAGGGATGATCGATCATCCTGTGATATGGGGCAGACCTTTGAATGATGCAGAGGTGATGATGGATTACAAAAACCAACTTGAGTTGTACAGGACGATCTGATGTTTTTAAGCTCGTTTATTTTGCCGGATTCTGCTACTACTGGCATAAATATTAGTGCCTCTCAGGTTGAACTACCAGAATCGCAATACATAGCTGCGCGCGTTTACGTTTATTGCTCCATTTCAAATTTAGAACAGTATGAAAATGGAGCGATTATATCTACTGTTGATGTTTCTTCTGTAATAGCGAACATTGAAGCAAGCGATAACTCAGCGCCTGTTGCTAAAGTGGTCATTGAGATAGTCGCCTTGAACTACGAGGATTATGATATAAGTACTATTTCCGCTGTGGTAGGTAGTGGTATTAGGAATATCTCGGCTGACCAGATTGAAAGTGATGGCACAAACTTTATAAATACAACCCTGGACATAAACATATACGCAGCTCAAGTGGAGTTGCCAGAGTATTATAAGGCATTAAACAAAACAATAAACGAACAAATGATTAGCTTTTTTAAACGAAACGGGTCAGTTTCAGATTCGTTCAAAAAAGCCGAAATTGAGTTCTTGTTGGCTAGCGGTGTTGTTAGTTCTGATTTGCATAGTATGTGGATGGAGTATTTAAGTTCTGAGTTAGCGTTAGACCCAACTTTCAACGACAGATGGATGGAGTATTTATCCGGGAAAGGAATCCAAGGAAATACCATAAATGATAAGATTATTAACTTATAACTCGTAGGAGAGTGAAAAATGAGAAAAGGTTTGAGAAAAGATGAAGTAAAGCAGATAAACGAGCTGTTAGCCAAGGGGAAGTCCTATGACTACATTAAGGATATTTTCTGCCAGTTTGTGATTGAATCCGCTATCGATGAAATAATCGATGGCCATAAGGCTGCGGTAGAATCTGAAAAGCGTGAAGCTGAAGAGCGGCAGGCAAAAATGCAAGAAGAAATCCGAAAAGCTATTGCCGCCGATCCTTCGGCCATTACTATCGATCCGAATCATCCTGAAACGGAAACTCCTGAAACGGAAACTCCTGAAACGGAAACTCCTGCGCCAAAGAAGAAAACTTCGCGGAAAAAGTCTGCCAGTAAATAAGTTTGTGCTACTCTAGGGGATTGCCATGATAACCAACGAAGATATAGTAAACCAGGCTCTAGGGCTTCTTAGTGCATCTCCTATTGTGTCGCTATCTGACGATTCTGTTGAAGGTAAGATCGTCAGATTGTCTTTCTATAATCTTCGTGACGCTGTTCTTGAAGAGCTTGATTGGTCTTTCGCTAAAGCGATTTTTTCTTTAGCGAAAGACGTAGTGCCCCCGGACCATAAATGGTCTAACAGATTTCTTATCCCTGATGAAACTTTAAGGGTTGTTTCTGTTAACGGTAACAAAAGAAGCCAGCCGTGGGAAATCAACGGAAATTATATCATGGCTGATTTCGATTCTGCCGATGTTGTGGCTATTAATAGAGTGGACAACCCTAACTACTTTTCAAACATGTTTGTTCAGGCTCTTGTGTTCAGATTGGCGTGGACGTGGGCTGTTCCTCTTGTTAAAAGTAAAACTTTAGCTCGCCAATATAAAGAGGATTATGTTGATCTGATTAATGAGGCCATTTCTTCTGACAGTATGCAGGGTACTCCAGAGAATATAGGTCAAGGAAGATTGATAGAATCAAGGATTGGAATAGGATCGGGATTTATTGGCCCAGAAGTATGAGTAAAATATATAAATTTCAAGGCGATTTTTCCTCTGGGGAGTTATCGGAGGAAATGTTCTCTAGGGTCGATGACCCTAAGTTTTTGACTGGTTTATCTTTATGTGAAAATTTCGTGCCTACTCCTCAAGGAATGCTTAGAAGGAGAAAGGGCAATAAGAATATGTACACGGTGTCGGCAACTGACGGCCTATTGATACCTTTCTACTCGTCTGATGATAAATCGTTTGTTATTTCTATAACGGATGATGGTTTTCTGAGAGCATTTAATAGAACTGGCATATTAGCCAATTCCACTTCTCCAGACGATATTTTACTGGATGTATCATCGTCTGAGGTATTTGACGTCTCTGCTATAAATTTAAGAGAAAAGTGGTACAGTGATGGACTTTTTCACCCCCTGACTACGGATTCTTCAGTCCTCCACCTATATTTATCCGGTAGTTTTTCTGATGGGTGCGACCCCTTAACAGGGAACGAGTATAATGTGTTTGAGATATCCCCTTCTACGGGAAGAGAAAACGATGATATTGTGCTATCCATCAACGTATCCAGTCTAAATGTCGGGGACTCTTCGGCCAGGGTTAATGTCGGAACTACTGAAGGCGGGAATGAATTAGGAACTTCGGTTATAAATTCTACTGGTCTTGTCTCTATGACAGTTAATCCGGGCGGGGCATCAGTTGTATTTGTATCTTTGTACGGTAATTATTTCTCTAGTTCTTTTGGTGATTGTCAGCAGGCCACTATTTCTATAGACTCGATATCAGCTAAACAGAATGGGGTGTCTGGGGGTTCTGAGGTAGCACACTTTTTTAGGACCGAAGACTTGCACAATATTCAGTATGAAATGCACCCTATAAAAGATGAATTATGGCTGACAAATGGGAATCATCAGCCATACATAATAGCATATGACAGCGCGTCTAAATCAATGTCTATAAGAGGTGCAATTTCCTCCGGCGACATAACTAACCCTCCTGCGGATTGGTCTGTCCCTGTGTCACTAGGAAATCCCGTAGATCCTAATGCTAATTTCCCTGTTTCTATGACCTTTCACCAAGGGAGGTTGTGGTTTGGTGGCACTCCTAGCCAGCCAAATTCCCTATACGCTTCATCCGCAAATGGTCAGTACAGCGACTTTGGGACTCCCGACCAAACTACTGCTGCCACCCCTATTGAGCTATATATAGCATCTAGATGTGAAGTCAGATGGCTTGCTTCATCTGACTCTCTTCTTGTGGGAACAAATATAGGGATATACAGCCCAGAATCATCAACTGGCTTACTTCAGACAACCGATATATCTGCCAATTTTAAATGCGGGTACGGAGTTAACAAATCTAAACCGATATTTGCTTCTTCTATGCCGGTCTTTGTATCAAAGGAAGGTAATTTGTTAAGGGATTTATCATTTACAAGGGAAGGGCAAGAATTTTTTAGTAAAGAAATAAACTTCGAAAACCTTAGTCTTAATAGATACGGCAATTTTAGTGATTTAGTATTTTCTAAGGTGGGCAATTACATATTAGCAATATCAGGGGACAACGTAGCAGGGTGCGCGTATAATAAACATATTGGAAGAGTTGGATTCTTTATTGTGTCTTCCTCTTTTGCCTGCAAATCCCATACTATGTTTACTGATTCTGCTGGCTCTGCATATTGTGTTTTATACTACGATGCCGTGTCAGACAGTCTACATTTGTGTTGGGAAAGCGATGTTTACATGGATAATTCCGGAGATTTTTATTCTGGAATCTCCACTAATTCTTTTACAATCCCTCACTTGGCTGGCAAGACTGTGGGGGTAATTGCTGATGGGGAATTTTTCAGTGAAGTATCTATAAATTCTTCGGGGGAAGGAAAGTTGCCCAACTCGAGTAAGGCCAATAGTTTTACTGCTGGGGTACTATTTTCAAGCAAAATATCAACTCTTCCATCTTCTACTGTATACAATTCGGTTGATAATTCATTTTCATCATATAAATCGATTGATAGAATAACCGTGTCATTGGTAGATTCTACTAATCCAGTGATAAATGGTTATAGGACCCCTGACGAATTATCCAACGGGTCTTCTGGATATCCAATCCAAAAAACTAAGAAGCTCAATCAAGCGGCTAACGGCATAGACGAAGATGCCATTATCACTATAGAACAAAATCAGCCATACCCCTGTAACATATCAGCAATATATGGATCGATATCGGAGAATAAATTATGAGAATGAGAAGTCTAAAGAATCAGGGTGGATGGTTTCAGTATGCTCTGGCCGGGGCATCCGCTGTTTTCTCTTATCAAGCAGCTGAGTCTGCTGGAAAGAAGAATAAGAGGCTTACGAGGGAAAATGTCTCTCTGGCCAGGCTTGATACCAAGCAAAAGCTTGAGGACATGGCCAAAACATATAAGCAGGTTCAGGGTGAAGCTTTTGCTAGGGCTTCTGCTTCCGGATTTACCAGCAAGGGAAGCCGAGAGGCATATTTCAAGGAATTGGAGGCAAGTTACAAAACCAATGTTGACTGGGTTAACAAAACATCAAGGCAGCAAATCAGGCAGATACGAGCGGGCGGTGCTTACCAATCTGATACTATAAAAAATGCAGGTGTTCGCGGCGTATTAGGCGCTGCAACTCAAGCTGCTGGCTGGTATTACGGGAGTAAATAGCCGTGAAGCTTCCTCAAATAAACTATGATGTTCAAAGGTCTTCCACTCCGTTAAACAATACGGCATTACAGGCCAATTCTAGTATCTCTAAGATAGGACTAGTCTCTGAAGTTGGGAAGGTTGTAAACAGTATAGCCCACCAAGCTGTGGCCCACCAAGCAAACACCGCGAGATCTAATCTTAAGAGAAGAATGTCAGATTGGTCAAAATCCAACGACGGGAAGCCGTTTTACTCGGCGGACGAGTTGCGGTCCCAAGGAGTTCCGGACGATATTATAGGCGGAAGGGACACTATCCCGGCTTACGAAGTTCAACCTTCTTTGTTTGAAATGGAATACAAAAAGGCTGTGGAAGAAGAGTCAAAATCAGTATACGATTCTTCATACCGGGACAATTTTAAATCGGATGCTATGGATTCCTTTACTGTTGAACACGCTAACAGAGTGGTTAAAGCAAGCCGAGAACAAGTAACCCAACAGAATGCCCAGATACTATCTGATATTGAAGACTTGACGCTCAATCGCGATTACGATATCGCGTTGTCCAGAATTGATGAACTTAAATTGCCGAAATCAGATAAGGAAGAAATATTAAGAAACATCAATTCTGATAAGGAGTTTAATTCGTATATTGATATGGTTAATTTCCGGGACTCAGAGGGGGCAAGAGATGCTCTTAAAAAGTTGAGATCTAGTGACAGTACCAATCTAGACGAGCCGAAGCAATACAAGGCAATAAACATGCTGGAGAATTACCTCAGGGAAGAAAGTGCCGGCGACAAATCAAGGGTTGATGACTTAACTTTCCTCCTCAGCAGAATAGAAAAGAATGCTATATCGGGTGGGAATATTGATATCGATAACTATAGGAAAGTTTATCAGCAAGCCCTAGAAGCGGGAGTAAAGCCAAAGCATTTGGTTACGGTAGAAACTGCAGTAAAGGCTAATTTAAAGGCTAACGCCGTTGCGAATATGCCTGCTTCAGACCAAATAGCTTTTTTACAATCGGATAAGCTAAAGTCGTTTACTACTGAAGCAGGCATATCTAATAGTTATATGGAATCCCTTGTTAAGGAGAATATTTCATACATGAACCGTGATGCCATGGGGTATTACCACAGTAAAAATGGTAATGTTCCTACTATAGATTTCCTAGAAATAGGAGACATTCCGGGGGCGACAGGAAAGGCCTTAGCTGAGAGAATGGCTCAATGGAAAGTGGTTAAGGATAGACTTGGGGTAACACAAGGAATGCTAAAGAGTGAAGAGGTTGATGTCCTGTCCGATTTATTATTGGAAGCCAAACCAGAACAAATAACTTCATTCACAGCAGAGGTCAATATGGCTTTGGGCAGGGACGCAACTATTTTGTATGACCAGCTTCGAGCAAAAAGGAAAGAACTCGGCAGCCTGACCGTTGTCGGTCAATTGTCCGCAATAGGCCAACCCGGACCGGCGTTGCAAGTCTTACGCGGGCACGATTATCGCAAAAATAATCCGGAAATAATTCAAAGTTTACAGGAAGATTTCCTGCCCGCCATACACGAAAAATTGAATGGTGTGTTTTCTTTGTCTCCTCGTTATCAGTCTTCTATAAAGAATGCTATTTTGGATGTTTATGCTGTAAAGGCTTTATCCGAGGGTCTTCCTGTCGATGTTATGGACCAAGATTTACTTGATAGTGCAATTGCCACTGTAACTGGGGGGTTAATAGAGCATGGGGACAACACTATCGAGCCTCCGTATTACGGTGCGACTCAAGCGACCATGGATAATTGGATAAACAACCTTTCTCCCGATTACATAGAGCAGGAAGGAGGGGTTTACCATTACAGTCCTTTACAAGTAGTAAACAAACTAAGGAGCGAAGATTTCCAGTTGGAATCTTACGGAAATGGAGAGTATGTTATTCAAACGGGAGAGGGCAGGTACTTGGCTAACAAGGAAGGCACTGGGAAATTTGTTCTTAAATTTGATGAATCTGCGCCGGTAACAAGCCAAAGTAGTGATGTTTTCATGACCAACGAAGATAGGGTAGATAATTTATATCAGGCATATCAACTATCTGACCCCGAACTGAATAAGGCCAGGAGGTCATACCAATCTCCTCTTAAAACGTATTTGGAAAATAACTAATGCCGTCAAGACCAGACAAGTCCATGTATGATAGCCTGACTGACACCCAACTTGACCTTAATCCTAGAGAAAAAACGGGATTTGTCGAGAATTGGGGTGCAGCACTTGGAGTGGCTGTTGATGAAGAGCTTTCTGTCTCCAGCATAATTAATTCTCCTAACTTTACTGACAGAAATAAGCAGCTATTTGGCATGGTCAAAGAGGGGAAGATTCCTAACGCCGATGCTTTTTTAATTGGAGATTCATATAGTTACAAGCAATACGATTGGAATGCCTTGTCTAGGCACGCCAAGAAGCTAGGGATTGACGTAAAGACTGATTCCGAAATGCTATCCGATAAAACCGATGAGCTTGCTGCCAGAAGGAAATATGCAGAAGACATCATGTCCAGAGCTAACCTTTCCGGTGTCGTCGGTAAGTTTGCTGGGTATATGAACGCTGGTGCTCTTGATCCTGTGAACGTGGGCGCTTCATTGTTTGCCCCCGCAGCTCTAGCCAAATATTTAGGTAATGTTGCCTCTGTCAGAAGAGTAATGATAGCTGAGGGCATAGGAGGCGCAGCATCAGAAGCCGCTATTGCACCATTTGTCCATGATTGGAAGGAAACGATAGGCGTCGACTACACCTTAGAAGACGCTCTTGTTAATATGGCTGCTGCTGGCTTGCTAAATGCTGGAATAGGCGGGCTAGCCGCAAAGCTTGGTGCAGTAATAAAAGAAGGAAAGTCGCAGGGAATAGACGTCACTCCCATAGAAATATCAAAACAAGAGTTAGATCGAGTAAAAGACGAAATGAAAGATATTTCTCCGGAAGATTATTATCGCAATGTGGAGGAGGCCAAAAAACAAATAGAATTACAAAACAAACTTCCACCCCCAATAGACGATTCTGGAAATGTTGTGTATGTAGGGCCGGATGGTCAACCAAAGCCTCCCCCTACAAGGGGAGGTAAGCCAGGCAAGCAGTCTAGATCTAAAGATAAAGATAAAGATTCTCCTATAGAGGATGTTGAGATATATGTAAGCACTGAAAATGGCTTAGTTAAATCTACTTCTGCAGAAGTTCAAAAGGCTCTTGATAATAGGATCAAGGACATAGACGAAGAAATGGGAGTTCCTATCTGTAATGGCTAAAGATTGCATAACCCTCGATGAATTTGAAAAAAAGTACGGAAGGATTCCTGACGGCGAAACTGCGGATGACGTAAGAAACCGGGCAAAAGAACAAATTAAAAAAGATAAAGAGAATTTGGCAAAAAATATAAAAATCCAAAAGGCTCTTACTTCCTTCCTTGACTCAGCTAAAAACCCTGAAGAGGCCCTTGTTAACCTGTTGCGGCCTGACAGAATAAACAAAAGCGGGGGTTTGGGAACTACTGCTCTTGAATTCGAGCAAGATACCGTAATGTTCCAAGCTCATTCAGATTTGATGGAAATGATGCAAGAATACAAGCCATTTTTAGGAGTAAAACCTATAACGGATTCCGACCCTAAGAATCTTGTTCGCGTCTTGTATGGGGAATCGGTAGACGATGTTTATGCTTCTAAATTTGCAGAAATGTGGACAAAAGCTGTAAATAAGCTAGTTGACCGATACAATGCTGCAGGCGGAAGAATTGAAAAAACTGGTGATTGGAATCTCCCGCAGGTTCATTCCACCATAAAAGTCGCTTCTGTTGATAGGGAAGAATGGGTTTCTTATATATGGGATAAACTTGACTTCAAGAAGATGCGTATAGATAGGATGGCGAAGGTTAAGCAGCATAAAATTTTATCTGACGTTTACGATACTATTGCCACTAATGGTCTTAATAAAGGAGTAAAAGATAAAAAAGTTTCACTTGCCAATAGGAGAAATAATGAGCGGTTTTTGCAATTTAAAGACGCCGACTCGTGGCTTGATTATCAGGGAAAATTTGGCAATGATAACGTTTATGCCTCAATGATGGATTATATCAACGGCCTGTCAAAGGATATCGGGGCAATGGAAAAATTCGGAAGCGACCCAGAAGCAATGTTTGAATTCTTGTCTGACTACGCAGTTAAAAAGTCACCTAATCCCGTTAAAGCCTCTAACAGAGTTCTCAGAGCTAAAAGGATATGGGATAACACTATGGGTCACACTTCGGCTCAAGATACTAAATTTGCTCATGTCGGATCTTCTATAAGAAATGTTATGACAGCCACAAAGCTGGGATCGGCCATATTATCTGCTTTTTCTGACATATCCTTGTTAGCCGTTACCTCCGCTTTTAACGGGATGTCAGTAACAAAGCCAATATTCAGGATGCTAGCTAATATTGCGAACGGGAAGACAAGCGACACAGTTGCATCAAGGCTTCTGTTAGGAATGGAACACGCTATTGATGCTTCACACACTGCCAGCAGATATTCTGATGTAGTTGGGCATGGCGCAACCGCTAAATTCGCAGACTTTGTGATAAGAAGTTCTGGCCTTAACCATTGGACCGTTAGCGGAAAGCAAGCATTCGGAGTAGAGTTTATTGCCCACATAACTCAGGCAATAAAAAAGGGGGAAGGAGTAAAAATTTTCAAGACTTATGGCATCAGCAAAGATGACATATCCAAGCTCAAGAAGGCTAAAACCTTTACGGATGGTAAGGTGGAATTGCTAGAGATCCAGTCCCTTCCCGTTGATTTGCAGAAGAAAATGGTGGCTATGACTTTATCAGAAACGAGGATGGCAATACCGGAACCCGATATGGGAGTAAAGGCTATATTAAACCAAGGGTCTAAATCAGGAACTTGGATAGGTGAAGTATTTAGATCAGGCACGCAATTTAAATCGTTCCCGGCGACTATGATAACTGGTCATCTGGCTAGAATGTGGAATCAAACCGGCGGCACGAAAGGTAGATTAGCCTATGGCGCTTCGCTAATAGCTGGTACTACTATAATGGGTGTGTTTGCTACTGTTGCAAAAGACGTGGCTGTTAGAGGAGAAAGACCTACAAGAGATAGTATGAATGCTGCGCTCTTGTTTAAAGGCTTTGTTCAGGGCGGGTCCGGTGCATTTGTGGTTGACTTACTGGCATCAAATGCGAGTCCAGGATTTTTCAAAACAGGGCTTGCTGATACTTTAGCTGGGCCTACTGCAGGGTATATTGACAGAGTGCTATTTGATATAGTATTCGGAGAGGGTAAAAAGTTAGCTGCAGGAAAGAAAGATCCTGACAAAGCTGCCATTGCTGTGTTAGCTAAGCAATTGGAAATGACTGTACCGAATCTTCCTTTTGTTAAACTTGCCATACAGAGAGAAGTTTTATCGCACATGCATAAAGCCGGTGACAATAAATGGCAGAGAAAACAGCGGCAGTATCAGCGAAAAAGAATGAAAGAAACGAACAACAAATATTGGTATAAACCTTAGGAGATTACCATGCAGGCAGTAGAAATTCCAGTACATCAATATGTTGGGGATGGCGTCACCACCAACTTTTCCTATAACTTCACTATTGAGAGCATAGGTGAAATACTGATAAAAATAGACGATGTTGTTGCTTCAAATGTCACTTATGTCGTAGACGAAGCAACAACATCGGTTGTATTCTATGACGCCCCTTCTATGGGAAGTAAAGTAGAGGTTATGAGATCTACTCCCTTGTCTCAAGGGTATGATCTTCCGGGGGCTGATTTCGAAAAAGCTTTGGATCAGATGCAGAGGCAAATACAAGAAATAAGTGCCGCCGTATCTGGTATTTATGTCCCTGATGTCCCGGCAATACCCCTTGATCCGGGAGTGTACGTCGTTAAGGGAGATTATGATACTCTTGCCGATATGATAGCTGATGTGGCCAATGTTTCTGTTGGTCAATCCATCATTTTAGACGGAAGGAATTCTAAAGGCGATGGAGGAGGTGCTACTTGGAGAGCGGTAGACCCAGCTACAGTCACCACTAATGGCTACAATATTGTGACAGGAAGTTCTGAAGTTGCCTTCCAATTGTACACAAGCCTTATCCCATTTAGCCAACCGACCGTTATTCCCGCCCAATGGGGCGCTGACGTAACAGGCGCTACTGACTGTACAAATGAAGTTCATGCAGTAAGGGATTACGCTAAATCCTCTGGGGCGAACATCTATTTCACTCGCGGGACTTACCTTGGTAACTTCGATTTTCAAGGGCTGAATGCGTCGCAATGGCAGAATCTCGTCATTTATGGTGATGGAATCAACACCGTCCTTAAGCGGAATTCCGTATTGTCTTCGGTTATTCAGGTTCGGGGGGAGTCGGCTTCTGGGGATATGAGATACCCAGTAGTAAAAGATATTACGATAGACGGCGGCGGGTCTTCAACTGTACCTGCAATGAGCGTCAGTTACTGTCAAACCCCTAAGTTCAAAGACATCTTGTGGCAGAATTGCCATAACAGCCTCATGATGCAAACTAAGGTTTATGACGGTTCGCTTAAAGGGTGTATCGTCCGTGATATGGATCGTACTACTGCAGGAGGGTATGGCTTTTTCTTTAGTGACGGGTGTAACTATATCACTGTCGATAACTGTTATTTAATAGGGCCGGGGGACGCGAATTCGTCCTATATGATCTTGATGGACGGCACTTCAGATGTTCCGGGGTATCACAGGATTATCAACTCCCAGTTTGAAAACTCCTCACACCCGATAACTCTCGTAAATGGCAGGGGTGTAGTTATCGATAACAATCATATTGAGGGCCATGGTGCACTAACCACAGGGACTGCTGAGTTCCACGGTATAACAATTGCCCCGGATGCAGATGGGGGCGTCGCGCCGTACGGATCCGGCATAGTTATCACAAATAATAAATTCTGGGGTAAGTCCTCAACTACTGCGTTCGAAGCGTTCATAAATATCGATCTTGACGCCGCAGGGCAGACAGAAACAGAAGACTTGTTTGCGGGCTGGGTTGTTGAGGGTAATTATTTCGGAATACCTTCAACGCAAGGAGGTGATGCTTATGGGACTAAAGCAGCCATAAGTTTGAAAGCGTTCAGTTCAAAGGGCCAAATACTCAAGCTTGGGAAAAATAATTGGCATGGCAATGGTGCTGATGCTGGGACGCTCAGGACGGATATAGTCCTTACCCCAGCAAATGCTGCGGGCAAAAAAGCTCGGTACGTGTTTGACGGCGAAACTCCGGTTTATGATAACTGGATAACCGGTTCACGGGAGATATCCGCGCTCAACCGAACAATGTCAGGGTCAATCATTACGACTTATGGTGCGACTGCCGCAGGATCTCTCGCCTTACCTCCTGCCACGTTAGGGATGAAGTTCAGTTTTGTTGTTGCCGAGGCTTATTACCTTCAGCTTGACCCCGCATTGGGCGAGAGTTTCAGGCTTGCAAGCGCCGTGGATAAATATATAAGATCGTCTGCTACTGCGGGCGACACTCTTACGATCGAGTGCACAGAATCTGGAGTGTGGGATGTTACCCAATCTCAAGGCACGTGGACGTATCAAATTTAACGCAAGTCATTGTCCGATAATCCAAGCTCAAATTGCTGAGCTTGGATGCTTTCAGTTTCTCTCACTATATTGTTTATTGATGCGTGAAGTTTAGGGTTGTCACCAAGCCTTCTTGTTTTTTGAAGCTTGGTAGTCATTTCCTTTACCGCAAGTCTTATGATCTTCAATTCCAAGTTTAAATTTTTATTTGACATAATATTCCTTCCAATGTTTAATTGCTGCGATTATTTTGTCTGACATATAATTGTCACGGCATTTTGCTTCTTTTAGCCAGAACCAGTATTCTCGGCAATCGCTTAGTTGTTCAATTTTGCTGCCATCGTGCAAGAAGTAGATGTCTACGTCTCCTTCAACTAACTTCGTAATCAGAATTACCGTTCCACCAGCTCTTACTCTGTTGTTACACCACCTTACTTGAGTTCCTCTTATTTCAGGCATTTTGCTTTTCGAACTTAACTTTTTATACTTCCCATATTTCAGCTCAAGGTGGCCTTCTTCTCCCCCTAAAAAACAATAATCCACATCTGGTATTCCAGCACTTGTAGCGTGCGATTCCACTCTGCTGGCATGCCATTGACCTGATAAACGAGAACTAAGCTCAAGCCATAAGTTTCTCTCAGACATCGTAAATCTCCGTTTCAAACTCACCAAAATCCATCATGGAAATAACATTCTCAGTGGCAAGGTAGGCTTCCGGATGCTGCTGCGACATAGCTTCCAGGAATTGATTTAGTTTTCTTCTTGTGTACTCGGCTACCTGCTGCCCATGCCGATCAACTTGATTATATTTGATGAAGTTGTTGGCGTCAATCAAATCAGCTGCTTTGACTATTACTTGTTCTACAATAGAGCACTTATTTTTCGATTTCCCACCATACACATTGGATTTAATTCCCAATCTCGATTTAGCGGGCGAGGGTATGTCGCCCGTCATAACTTCATCTAAATCATGGTCTAATGCATACTTAATCACAAAAGTATCATCGATTTGCATTTCTGCACAAATCGCTCTCGCTATCATCGACACATTAAATAAATGCTCAGCGAGAGACTGGTCTTTCACCGTAGCCACAATTGTCCACCGCTTTATTGTTTGTGAAAGCAATATGTCGTTTATGTTCATTTTCTGCTCCTGTACTTATTTAACTGTTGCTGAACCAAGGCCAGTAAGAAATTTTGCACATCGGCTGCTTCTTCGATAATGTGGATCATGTCTTGGTCACTTAACGCTTCTGACAGCTCTTCCAACTCGTTGTCCAGAGCAGACATAATCGATTGATGCGCTGCGTCTTCAATTTTTCCTTTATGATTGTTCATAGCCATCTTTACTTCAGCCATTGAATTAAGAATTTCCGCCGCCTCTTTGTATTTGTTCATTACACTTCTTCCACGTCTTTTTGAGCCGGACCCCATCCCATATATCTTATTCTGTCTGGGTAATTGAATCGTATTTCCAATGCTTTATTTTTATCGTAATTACAAAAATTTAGAAAAATTTCATCCGGCTGCGTTTCCCAGATAGCATCATTCATCTGCCTGTACGAAAAACCAAACACTCGCCGTTCTCTTTGTGTTACGGTTGTAAGTTCCGGAATTTGGCCCACCTTCTGCCAAGTTAATTCTTCTTGGTCGTCATAGCACCCGCCAGAAGTACCGCCTACCCTTATTGGATGCACCCTCGCTACGCCAATCACTTTGGTCAGCATAGGTAATGGAATCATCATGTCAGACATAAATCGAGCGGGGGTACACTCCCGACTTGTGGCGTATGGCCAAAAAGGCTGATTGATTCCTAAGCTATATCCTTGTGCACCTTCCAACAGAATTCTTCGAGCACAACTGATTATCATCCTGTAATCTTCGTGGGACACGACTTCAACTCTTCCTTCAGTCAGCACTTCGTCGGCTTTCTTTGGTATTATGTCCTTATAGTTTCTAGCCAAGCAATGCCCAGGATCTGTTCTTCTGTTTATTTTCTCAATCATGGCAGCTGCAGACCCCTGCTTCGTGCTACCAATTGTGTGCAAGTGATCCTCTCCGTTAATATGCCTTGGAAGAAGAACGCAAGCGTTAGGGTGTATGGCTACCCTAAATCCACTATACCCCAAACTATCGAGGTGGTCTAACTCGGCTATGAGCCTTTCAACACTAAAAACAGCGCCCGGCCCGATAACAGCCCACTCGCAGCTTGGTGACACTACTCCGTTGGGCAATACCTTATGCACCATTTTCTGGTCTTTGCTGTCGATGTAGGTATGCCCCGCATTGGGCATATTTGCCGTGACACATACATCATAGCCTTCTTTTTCGGCTAAGTATCCGGCGATTAGCCCTTTCCCTGTAGATCCGTATTGCAGATCGATTATCATATCAGCTTTCTTCGTGTTCATATTATTTACCTTTTTTCATTGGATTGTCGTCAATAATTGCGCCAGGAATTATTTTATTTATCTTGGCGATTCCTACTTTTATGCTTGGTATCTCATAAACTCTTTGTCTTCGCTTATTTATAGTAGGTCTAGTTGCCTTTATTCCGTAATCAGTAACTTTCTTAGCAAAAACGTTTTCTATTACTGGCCTTTCTCTCCGTACAGAGGCGTATTCCTCATACGCCTCATAAAGTCCTATTTTGCTGACAATAGATGGCCACCCTACATTTTCATCTTCTTTGAGGTCAATGACCGGAATCTTTTCGGAAATTAGACACTTTCTCCACCACTGAAATACAGTATCCCCCTGAGTGTTCAACATTCTTTGATCCGACAGTCCTTTTGTCTCGGGGGCTACCCTCAAATCGTTTGTTATCTCCCGGTTTAGTAATTCATATAGTATAGCAGACTTTCCGCCATTCTTCAACTCATTAAGAATGGCGTTAAAATACTTCCTATCCCCGCACCGTTCACCGGACACGTCCAATACGAACCATCTTCTAGACCCGGCTCCGGCTGGGATGACCCAATCACTGTTGGAAGCTATGAACACGTGGATCATGTTCCTGTATAATAAAGCATCAACGCCTTTCCTTTCTCCTACAAGATTCCTTTCAGTCACCATTCCTTTTAACTTTCCTGCTGTTTTCTTGTTTCCTCCCCATGTTATTTCATCCGCAAACACGGTGATGGCGTCAAGCAAATGAGCATTAAAGTTCGACGTCAGATGCGTATCGTCTATTAGGTGTCTATGGTGAGGACCGAATAGCTCACCTATTGTATTAGCTAGAAGTCCCTTACCAGACCCCTCTGGTCCTCTCATTACTACTGCACATCCTTTTGGGTTAGCTGGGTCTTGGACCAAATCGGCCAACCAGTCTAGTATCCACTCATACAGATCATCGTTGTTGTCGCATAGCACATTCTTAATGTGACTAAAGAATAAATTACACTTTCCTTTCTCAGGTTTTACTGAGAACCCGTTCCATGTGTTAAAGTATCCTTCCGGGACTCTGCCATCAGGGAACAAAGAAATTCCATTAATATATGTTCGCCTTCCTTCGTGACCTAGCCAAACGTCGGCTATTCCCACTCTTTTTGTTTTTCCGCCCACCTTAACTAGGACTGTTTGATTCTGCAGCAAAGTTTTGAACGATTCTTTATCTAGTAGTTGATAGTGCATATCTGTGTCGCACACTATTTCTCGCTCGGCCAATATTCTTATTTTTCCCCCTATAGATACTACGGCATAAGTCTCGTTCATCTTAGCCACTACTTCATCGAAAGAGTTTCCTTTTGCGTCGTGATTTTCTATTTTCCACCCACCTTCTCTAGCGTAAAAGAATAGAGTACCAGCTCTCACGTTACCTAAATCATCGAACCCTTCCCATCTTATGTAGCATTCCCCGGGTGAATATCTCTCTCCCTTTTTTGACCAGTTGTCCCACAACTCAAGCCCTTCATCGTTATTCTGCTGAGATTTTATGGCCATCCCTACTTTCAGCCATTTATCATAATCACATTCATTTGGATCTATGAATGTCAACATTTTCTCTATTTGGTCTACTGGGACTGCTTCATTGACATCATCCGATGTTACTTGCTCGTTTCCTCTGTTCGATGCAGGAGGATTCCAATGTACCCCTAGTAGATCAGTCATCCATTTCGGTATATCTGGTATTGCTTCAGGCCAACTCTTCCACTCGTACATTTTTCCTTCAACAATAGAGGGGAATGCCACTATATGCCCTTTTGAACTAGTTTCCGTTCCTCCTCTTGTGTCAACACATTTAGCAATCTTATTGGTGGAAGAAGAAGCGTTTTCTTGCCATTTAAATAGCAAGTGGAGTCCATCATTTGGAGTAACTTGGGTGGGGCATACAGGAAATTCTTCACCCGCTCTTTCGAGTTGCCTCTCGAAGTTTAACAACCCGTCTTCCCCGCCATGCCTGTCTATATCGACAGCAAACACTCCTCCCTTTATACCGCATGCTATCCCTATATTCCAGCCAGGGAATCTGCCTTCTTCCGGATGAAACCATTTTGTTATAACCCTTTTGCTTTTTGATGCGTTTGAATATGACACATTAAATTCTTTAGCCGGGAGTCTTTTTCCGTTCTTTACCAGCGGCAAAACCCTTATGTCCTGATCTATGTACCACAGGGCAGCTTCGTAAACCTTCCACTCTTGTGATGGGTGCTTCATTATGTCTGCTATTTCCACTTTTAACCCCTTGTATTGTCTACTTTCTGTAATGCTTCGTGCCAATTTCTTCCTGCACCGTTCCAATCTAGCTTTAACGGCACACGAACCCTTCCTTCTTCTTCTATTCTCCTTTTTACTCTATTATAATACGGCTTCCAATCTTCCGGTAAGCTCATTGAATATGAGTCATGGGTATTCAATATAAGCCTTCCCTCTTCTCCCAGTTCTTCTTCTATTATCTTCCAATTTTCTTTATTTAAATCTGCCGATGTTGCTTGTATCAATAAGCCGGATGCCTTGTAAGATTTATATCCCCTAGGGAATCTTAGCCTGCGACCTGCTGTTTTTGTGAATATGAATCCTCTGTCCTCTGCTACCTTTTTGCATCCGTTTGCTAATTCTTTTATTCCAGGTATCCTTTGATGATACCTGTTTATTACCTCTAACGCTTCTTTCCCAGCTTTCTTATACCTTATGAGTTTGCCGTCTTTTGCTGTAAACTCGTCCCATGCCCATTCCATGCCCATTTTATCGGCTATCGCCCCGTTCCCCGAATTAAATATCATAGATAAATTCAGTTGCTTTGCATTCGGTTGGCCAGAATAGGTTGCATTTCTGACTAGTCCCGTAAGAGAAGCAACAAATTCGTGGAAATCTAGGTCTGAGTTTTCTTTAAAGGCTGCAATGATTTCTGGGTTATTAACAAGATGGGCGAAAACCCGTACTTCGAATGAAGCCATGTCCCCATCAACCCATACTTGACCGACGTCGGGTAAGAAAGCTGGCTTGATTATCGCAGCTTTTTCTTTGTTTCTGCTTGGAATTTGCTGCATGGCAGGGTCGTTATAACTAAGCCTTCCAGTGCCAGTTCCTACTCCCTCGTCACCCTTTGATTGATTTATGCTGGGGTACACTCTATCCTTTATTGCATGTTCAAGAACATGCTTTCCTAGGAATGTATCCCGCATCTTCATAGTGGACCTTAATTCTAATATGCATTTAGCCGCTGGGTGGTTCATTTCTCTCAAAACATCTGCGTTTATAGATGGCCCTCCTTTTGGAGTAGTTCCTATTGCCACACCATCCTTTGTCTCCCACACTCCGTCTGATACCTCTACGGGGGAGAACATCTTTTTGATTTGAGGAGAGGAATTTACATTTATATTACTTCCAGCCCATTCATCCAAGGTTTTTTGCTCTTTTTCTATTAAGGGAGTAAGCTTGTCCATAGCCTTCTCTGCGTAGTCTAGATCTACTCTTATGCCCTTCATTTCATTTCTTATGAACGTCGGCATAAGACTAAGCTCAAATTCTACTATTTGCTGTATTCCTTGCCTTTCTATTTCTTCCTGCTGCCATTCCCACAGAGCCAATGTGCCTCTTGTGTCCATCTTGGCGTAAGGAGCTACCACTTCGGATGGTGCTTTGTGTATTCTTCCTATTTGAACATTCCTAGTCGGCAGGCCACCAAATAAATCAGCCATTTTTTGGTATATCGTCGTATCTTTCTCCATCCCCATGTACTTTTTAAGAAGGTCATCTAGTTGATAACTAAACAAATGCTCGTTTATTTGGCACGCTATTATTACGGTATCTTGGCAATTAACAAGAGGGATGTGGATTCCTGTGTAATCTGACATTTTCACATCAAAACTGGCATTGTGCATAATTTTTATGCCATCGTAATGCCTTAACTCATCATTTATCCAGTCAACCGCTTTTGGAGTTTCTCTTATGTCATAGTAGTAGTCTTTGCCATCTGGCGTACTAAGGCTGAACCCAAAAACCTTATCCGCCCTATACTTTAACCCAGTTGTTTCGGTGTCGTAGGACAGATAAGGAAATTTGTGTAAATCAGGGAACATTAGAACGGAATATCGTCGAAGTTATCATCAAGTTTGTCGGCGTTATCTGCATGTTTTGCTCTTGCATGAGGATCTTTTTCATTGATCTTGATCTTCATGTAAGTCTTCCCTGCAGCCGACTTATTTATCCACGCTGATAACCAGTATTCTGTTCCTTCAACATCAAGCTGCCCAGTGTAGTCCGGGTGCGAAGAAGTTTTTTTCTTGTCGTTCTTGAACAGTGCGCCGCTATTCGTGTTGTCGTAATCAGGCATTCTAAGTTCTCCTAAAAGCAGCCATCCTTGGCCGGGGGGGGTTAAAAGTTAGTATTCAGCTTCGTCAGCAGGCTTCGCCGGCGAATCTGTGTCACGAACAACATCACGCTGACCAGAGGAGATAGCTTCATACATTGCTTCGCCTTTCCGGTAGATTTCTTCATTGACGTATCCCATGTGAGACACGCCAAAGTTGAAATAATCCTGACCAGCAGCATTCTGGTCCGCAACCGCAGAAATTTTGTAAATCCGGCTGAATCGGTCACCGCCGCCCATCTTGATAAGAGTGTTGAATTGGCGGTCAACCTTGCGCTTGGATTTGGCCAGGGAAATCACGATGTCTTCAGTTGTGCCGTCAGGGTGAACCAAAATCCCGAATTGCTGTCCTGTATCGACAATTTCATATTCCGGATCGCCCTTCTTGTCTACCTTATCATCGTAACCTTCGGATTGGAATTCGGCTTCAGCTTCAGCTTTTGAACCGAATGCCCCGCAAAACCCGCCACCGGAATTTTGCGATTTCCAGATCACCCATTCCTTGCGGTAGAAGCAGGGAACAAACATGACCGATTCACCATATAAGGCATTGGACACCGTGTTGAATAGCATACCGGAATCAGCACCTTCGATATAAGCCGGATCATTCTTCTTGCGCTGAGGCGACAAATCTTGGATGATGCTCAATCGAGGAATCGTAAGGTCATCAATCCCAACCCCTTCTTGCCCGCGACTATTGTCATCATTCATCCATTCAGGACGTTCAATTGATACAATCGCGGTTTCTTCTTTCTTAGCTACATTTTTAGCCATTTGGATTTCTCCTTTCACAGTTCTACAGCCTTTTAAGGGAAGGCTGATTACCCTTTAGTAATTGTTGCCACTTGAAATGGCTTGAATTTAATGATGTCATCAGGAGGAATTTCCTCGCCGTCAGCAATCCGGTGCATAACAAAAGACTTCAAGGTAGACGAGTTAATAGTATCCGAAATTATGTCTTCAGAATCATGTTCCCGGAGCCAATCCATCAGTTTGTTTTTATCGAGGGTCGAGCATGACGCCTGAGTTTGTAAGCTGATTCGACCGATGTCGGTCAACTTCACGGTATCTATGCCCATTTCTTCCATCAATTCAGGGATAGCAGTCATCCGGAGGTAATCCACCTCCTTCCAGATGTCAGCGGCTTGCTCTTTTAAATCCGCGTGCTTTTCGCGTAAAGATTTAAAACTGGCGGCCACTTGGGCCAGGTTCTTTCCGTTATATTTTTCTTCAAAGTCGTTCATGTCGTATTATATCCATAGTTTATGCAATCGATAAGTTTTACTTCTATTGTCCCACTTGAGAATTTTGTGCATTCCGCAAGGAAGATTCGCCCCCACCGCGATATTTACTACTCCTGATGGAGACACAAGGATAAAGTCAATCCCTTGTATATATAGGCTTCGAAACTTCTTTATGTCAAGCTCGACCGCCATGTTTATTTCTCTTGACGTAGGCTCAGGTCTGTGCTCATGCTTCGTTATGAAACACACATTTCCCCACTTCTCTGCTTCTGTGTAGTCGCCCTTGGGGGTGAACTGCGTCACGAAAACTTTTCCTGAACCCACTATTTATTCCTCATTGTCGTGCTACTATTATAACATGGCGGGATCGCCGTGTCAACCCTCCTTTATTCTATCTCCCGACGGGCGGTATGGTGCAGAGTATGTATGACAGAATCTGCATACAAACCGATCTTCTGATGGGATGTAATTCATATTGTTGCCGCAGCACGATGGGGCTTTTTGCTCTGCTTCCTTTGCTGCTTCAATGCTTTTGTTGGTCCACACACTCCTTGAATTTTTGAATGGATGGTTGCTTTTGGGCTTCGTTTTTCTAGCGTAATTTACTTGTTCTGTTATGGCCCTTTTTACGCTATACCCTCTTCGCATTCTTGAAGTAAAACAAGACAGGGACAAATCTGGTAGTGGTGATTTTGCCACCCAATATCTAGCAGGGTAGCCATCATACAATTTTCCTGTGAAACTCATGACATTTGCTCCATTACGAAATCCGCAATCGACTTTTTATCTCGCAGAGCTTTATTAATCTGCTTATCGATTTTATGGTTCATGGTTAGGTTAACATACAAACAAGGGTGCTTTTGGCCCTTGCGCCACGGGCGACGTTCGCTTTGTTCACGCTGAGTGTAACTAAACGAGTTAGAATAATAAAATGCCACAGTGGCTGCAGTAAGGGTTAGCCCTTTGCTTCCTATCTGCTGTGAAGTTATAAACGCCGTAACCTGAGGATCAGTTTGAAATTTTTCCATCATATCATACTTTTCTTGGCTGCTTAATCCAGCACCAAGGTGGACGTAAGTTCCGGGCCGATTTTTCTCGAACCATTTAACTATGTCTTCTCTTTCACGCGAGAACCTGGCCCAAATTATAAACTTACGCTTACTATCCAATTTTTCTACCTGTTCAATGAGGGCGTCCATCTTGGGATTTTTTCCTGCTATCTTAGTAATCCCATGCTTTGGATCCGACTTTCTCGCCATCGATAATTCTTCAGGAGTAAGATCATATGGGAAGTACCCCCCAGTCACTTGCTGGTAACGGGTCATTCTTTCAAGGACTGTTTCAACTTCTATTACTCGATCATCCTGTGATGCTGTCATCATTTTGCTGGCCATATCATTGAGAATTTTCTTCTGTTCTGATGTAGGCTCAACAATAACCTCTTCATACAAACGTTTGGGCATATCCTCGACATCAGTAATTTTCACTGTGTACACATAAGGTTCAATTCTTTTAAATAAATCCTTAAGGTTATTGTATCCCACTATTTTGCGCCCTTCAAACCCGCCCATAACGCAATACCGGTTCTTGAACACAGTATAGTTTTTTACACCGATAATGGACCAGTCAAGGAATCTGAATTGGGAGAACAAATTTTCAACTCCTTCATCTACAGGAGTGCCATTGAGAATCGACCTGTATTTACACAGCCCGCCCAGTTCCCAGCAAATTTTTGTTCGCTTTGTTGACGGATTTTTTATCGACGACGATTCGTCAATAGTCATATATGTTGCGTGTTTTAAAACGAACAGATTAGCTATTTGTTTTGCGTACGGCCCAGTAGACAAAGACTCTACTCCTACCACTAAAACCTTTAACCGATCACTTGTTTTATTAATCCACTTCTCTGCGTTTTTAGCTGCCCCTGACTCCATTATAAAGATATCATAATCAATAGGACAATGCTCTTCAAATTCTTTCATCCAAACAGGCTTAATGCCAGTGTCGCATACTATGAGCATGCCGTTTATTTCGCCCATCATAGCCTTTGCTGCGGCAAAATTAATCGCTGTGAAAGACTTGCCAGTTCCCATATCCATTATATAGGCAAATGCTTCCTTAACAAAAGACTTATTAAGTGCTTCGCGCTGGCATTTCATGGGGGAATTTTTAAACTTGTACCACGACGGGAATGGTAGCCTATTCTTGTCCCCGTCCAGAAGCTCATTTATTTTTTTCATAGCTTCCGGCTCGATGTCACTAGAATCAACAACATCGTAAAAATATTTTGCGTTTGCCAGTGTTACAGGCGCTTCCCACTGCTTGTTCTTTACTACCCACTTTCTATCTGGGATAGCTTTTGCTAAGTGGTTTTCCCAAAATTCACATTTAAATATGAACGCGTTTCCTTCTTTTAATAATCTCATTTTCTCACCCTGTCGTTAAAAAAGAAACCTCCCTGCCATAATAGCAGGGAGGTTTAAAAATGCTACCCTAGGGAGGGGTAGACTTGGGGGTTCTATGCTGCTTTTGATTCGGAATTCTTTTCCGATGCAGCGGCCTTGGTTGCCTTAGCCTTTTCTTCGGCGGCAATACGGGCCTTGGTTGCCTTTACAAGAGGGGCCGACACCTTGGCAAACACTTCTTCACCGGTCTTGACGACGTTTTTATCCTTGTCCAGCACATCGGCTTTTCGCATATGGCCGCGAATTCGGTTGCCGATGTTCATGCGCTGCATGCCGCGATTCAGCTTCGCATAACGAGTGCGGAAATCGTTTTCACCGATAAACTTATCGGCCAAATCTTGCACTTCTTCCAGAGTCATACCTTCCAACGCCTGTGCCACCGGGTCACCATTGTTCAGGGATTTCGTGCCAGCAGCAGTACGGGATGGTTGGTACTTTTCTTTGTTGACCGCAATAGTAACCTTGCTTTCATTGTCAGTGACCGGGGATTCTTGCTCAGATGTTGCATCAGGGTTAACTTTTGACATTGTACTCTCCTATTCGAGTTTGATTGTTGGGGTAGCTGTGCCGCTACCAGATCGTTATTATACCATATCAGCTAGGGGGTGTCAATCCCCTTTTATCTTCGAGCCGACGAACGGTATTGGCTTCTGCTAAGTCATAAAGCTCGTTTACCCACTCCATTACTTTATTGTGAGCTTCTGTCTCCTTTATGTTTGACCTATCCAGTTCATATTCTATTGCATCAACCAAAATATCCGCTCGACTCATGCTCATTTCTCAACCTCCGCAATTAGGGCATTGTGCAAACCCCGGTTTTGGCACGTACAACTTGTCACATGACGGGCACAATATGCCTTTTAACCTACCTACGATCTCCGCATCTGATTTTTTCACAATATTGACGTAGCCATCAGGTTCTCTGCTTATGAAGTGGTCTTTTTCTTCTCTTACGTAAGGCACAGTCTCGCCAACAAAGGAAGCATACCACATAAGTGGATCTTCACATCCCAGAATAAGAATTTTAGGATATACCTCCTCCGGGTCTCTACGACGACCCCCCACACATATACCGGGTCGACTGACCGACGGGCACGACGATATGTCCGACGCCGTCGGGGGCGTACGACGAGTCATCGTGCACCGATCCAGCGCCAGAAGTCGGATGGCACATCAAATCTTTTTATCCAGCGCTCGGCAACAGAAGCATTACGGAATCGTAGCTTGCATAGCCAAAAATTTCCGCCCATTTTCGTCACTATTATTTTCTTAAATCTCAGTCCAATAGGCACCGAAATCATCTTCCCATATTTATTCTTCATGCTTATCTCCCGGCAATACGCCTTCTTCCAGTAACGGATATCCGTTGATGCCCTTAAAACCATTTTCACGAAGCCATTCTTTTGATTCGCGGCGCATTTCACGGGGAATACCCTCGGTAGTCATATATCTTACTTTGTGCAGGCTTACTAGTACCACTTCTTGACTTGGCGGCACAAGCCCTTGCTTACGGATCTGCTTTGAAAAAAACACCGTATCAAGTCTTTTCAAAGTTTGGATTTCTTGATTAGTCATTTAAACCCCTCCTTATGCAAGAAGTTGATTATTTTCTGGCATTGATCTGTGTCCATGCTTGGGAAATTTTCCGCCTTGAGGTCTGGGATTTCTTTATTCAACCAATCAAGCATGAGCTTTGAAGCCTCGTTAAAAGTAATTCCTGCTCTCCTTGATTTTGAGCCAATTAAATATCCACACATCTGCTCGACCCTGTTACGCCAGTGGTCCTTTAGCATTTCCTTTACAGAAACTGTTTGGCTTGAACTCATATCAATCCCACCCTGAATCTGGGTCATACTCGATGTGGAAATGCGTTTTCTCCCACACTACGTCATACTTCGATGATGGAAGAGCTTTAATCAATGCCCTGTGCACTTCAGATTTCTCTGCTTCTGAGAAAAAATTGTGCCGGATATCAACCGCGTAACCGTAATAGTGCAAAGACCCGGCACTGTGCTCGCCCTCCAAGCCGGAAGTAATAACAAGCTCTTTGCCCGCCTCTTTGTAAACCTTGTCAGCAGCAATCAGAACCTTTCTCATTTCGATTTTCAATCCGGCGATCGAAGCGCCTTTTTTGATTCTCATATTAATCCTCTCTGGCTAAGCCATAGTTAGGGCAAGTTAACTCAGGAACTCCTTCGTCTTCTTGCTTTGGATGCTCGTACGTCGTGGCAAATATCAAACCATAAACCACAAGAAGTACGAGCGAAAAAAATAGTAGTAAATGCTTCATTTTTTGTTACTCCAATAACCCCGCCACCATTGTTGCTTGCCGCACTTTTCACAGTAGCGAATTCGGTCAAGAGTGACATTTTCATTCCCAAGTTTCCATTTATGCCAGCAAAAGTTCATGTCCATAAAGTCCGGTCTACCATGGCGGCACAATACGTAACCACCTTGGCTTCCTCCCGTGTACAAGTTTTCAAAATAGTAGCGATTATGCCATGCCATGTTGCGATATTACAAGGGTAATTGCCGTCATAGTCAGGATTCAACCCGATTAACAAAAGGGCAGACGACGTGTCCAAATCTTCCTCGCCCAGCTCAGCTATTCGTTTCGCAAGCGACATAGCCAAGATTTCCTGATTGGTTTTCTTTGGCGGCAAATCAACTTGATCGACGTCGGTCACATCTTCACTGTCACCTACTGTTGCAATCACCGATTCTTCGAAATCATCGACCGACGTAGGCTTCTCCTTTTTGACCTCCTCGCGCACTTCCTTTACTGTGGGAGTCTTTTCGGCAGGATCAGCAGTCTTTTCAATGACCTTTTTCACAAGATCATCCGAAGCGTTAACCATTTCCGCAAACACAGAAAGTGATGGAGTAGGTGAATCGAGATCAACCCTAAACCGCTCGCGATTTCTTGCCATATTCATGGCCCTGTAAGCATCCTGCCGTGAAAGCTCAGGCACATACTTTTTGCGAAGAGTTCCGAACTTGGCGTCTGTTGTCTGCTCGCGTAATGGGATTAAAATATCCCCCATGTCCATAAACAAAGAAACTGCAGAAGCTGCAAGATTTCTCGATTCCACCCACATTCTTTTGACTTCTTCCCAAGGCTCAGTAGGGGAAGAAGGCTTTATATACTTCTCCTTACCGGTGGATGGGACAAACTTACTGACCGACTCCTGCCGGGATTGCTGCTCATTTTTCATCTTCTTTCTCCAGTTACTACGTTATACCCCGCAACCCAATTAGTCTTCAAGACGCCTGACGCTTTGGAAACAGAGTGATTTGCTAAAATTCGATTCAGCCCTATGATCACAAGGAGTGATCTAAAATCTCTTGGACGAGTAGACACCTCGCGAATAAGAGCCACAAGAACCCGTCTGACTATATCGTGCTCGGAAGTTAGCTGATTAGCCCTTACATTTGATCCGCTCATTAGTCAACCCTCGTTACAAAAAGTGAACCAGTAAAATCGGTGATTGCGACTATACCCGAGTCATATAGGTAAACCAGCTCATCCTCCCAGCTCATTCGCATGCGCGGCTTTATTACAGGATCACCGGGATAATGAAGGCAGCCCTTGTCATCTACCCGACAACCCTTAATTTCTGTTATGCCAAATAGGTAATTGCGCTCTAGTACCTGACGCGCCGTTAAAGGAGTAGGCGTCTGCTCGCGCTCTTGCCTTTGAAACCACTCCAATACCGCCGCCCAATGGTTAAGCAAGCTGAAATCGTCAATGGAGCGGTCCAAATCGTGAAAAATTTTTATGTTCATGTCGTTTCCTCTATGTCGTGAACCCCCAGTATACCACACAGAGGGCGGGGCGTCAACCCCTATTTCAGATGTGACCGACGAGCGGCCACGATATTTCGGCCTGTCCGATGTACAATGTGTATAAGTCATGGGATATGTGGATATGCGAGTAGATATGACAACTCTCGGACTTATGCTTAACGTCCACCCGCGAACACCGGACCGAATAAAGCTGGCTGGACGGACCGACGGCGCGTCCGACAAGGGCGAGTCCTAGCTGTCCCCCCTGTCCAGAATTAAAAAAAAAAAAAAAAAAATCCCCCCGAA